GGAGATATTTTTGAGGCTATATCAGTTCCAGCTAACACACTAGTACTACAAGCAGGTATGCAATATGATACTGCTCTAGACTCTAGTGCGGCTGGAGTTACCTTTAACTTAGGTTTTTCTGACACTCACGGTGCAGTAGATACTTTTGTTGCAGTACACGATGGTGATGCTGCTACTGCAGGTGACTACGCTACACCTACTGACGACTCTAACATATTAGTTGAAACTGCTGATACCATTGATTTGGAATTGCAAGCAATATCAACAACACCTGTTAGTGGCATAATTAGGATATTTGCAGTTATGATGGATTGTTCCGACACAGGGTCATTAGCACCTGTTGATGTCGATAGAGACTATCTAGCATAATATAATATATAGGGAGGCTAGGTTAGTCTAGCCTCTCTAACTTTATAATACAATGAAAGATATTTAAATGGCAGAATCATATCTAACTTTAACTAATAAAGTTCTTGCAAGATTAAATGAAGTTGAATTAACTAGTTCAACTTTTACTTCGTCTAGAGGTATACAAACTCAAACAAAAACTGCTATTAATGAAGCTGTTAGATATTTAAATCAAAGAGAATACAACTACCCTTTTAACCACGCTACTGAAACTAAAACCTTAACTGCAGGTGTTGTGCGTTATTCGTTACCTGCAACAACTAAAGTAGTAGACTACAATACATTTAGAATAGTAAAAGATAGTGACTTGGCGGTTAGCGGAGGCCAACTTTCTATCTTAAATTATAATGATTACATAGGTAAATCAATAGAACAAGAAGATGAAATAAGTAGTACAGCTACTAGTACTACACATACAGATAGTGTAACTACTATAACTGTTTCAAGCACAACAGGTTTTGATAGTGCAGGTACATTGTTTATAGGCAACGAACAAATCTCATATACAGCTATTGGTTCTAGTACTACATTTACAGGGTGTACTAGAGGAGCTAACAGTACAACAGCAGCCTCAATTTTGAGTGGTGTTACAGTTGCACAGTTTGATAGAGGTAGTGTACCTACTCACGTAGTAAGAACACCCGATAACAATTACTTAATGTTTCCTTATCCTGATAAATCTTATTCTATTAAGTTTGATTACTTTACTTTTCCAGCAGACATGGTTGCACACGGTGATACAACAACTGTACCTGACAGATTTGCTGCAGTTATAGTAGACGGTGCTACTGCATTTATATATCAATATAGAGGTGAGTTACAACAATACGGAATAAACTTTGAGAGATTTGAACAAGGTATAAAAAATATGCAGAGCTTATTAGTAAACAGATTTGACTATATAAGATCTACATACATACCTTCAACAGGTTATGTAGGAAACTCAAAAACAGTACTTAGAGTAAATTAATGCCAGACCAATCCCAAGTACAACCATTCTCTTTTAATTGTGAAGGTGGGTTAGTTCTTAACCAATCTACTTTTGTTATGCAACCCGGACAAGCTTTAGAGTTAACTAACTTTGAACCTGACGTTGAAGGTGGTTACAGAAGAATTAATGGACATAACCTTTACGTAATACAACAAGTTCCTGCAACAGCACTTAGTAGTGAGCCTATGTTAATGTCAGCTTTATTTCACGACTATGTAGTAGCTGCTAGAGGAGAAAAGATATTTAGTTCTGCTAGTACTACGTTGTCACAAAAAATTATAGCTAGTACTGCAATGACTGGATCAGGAACTATAAATGCTAAGAGTACAGCTTCGTTTAGTTCTAGTGGTTCTGTATACATTGACTCAGAAATATTTACTTATACAGGAAAAACAACTACAACTTTTACTGGTGTAACTAGAGCAACAAGTAGTACTACAGCAGCACTACATTCATCTAATACAGTTATATCTGAAAGCTGGACAGAAAGAGACACAGGAAGATCTGCTGCAGCTAAGTATAAGTTTGAACGGTTTAACTTTGATGGCAGTGATAAATTTATTATAGTAGATCAAGATAATGTACCTACTGTATTTAACACATCAATGGCAGCTACTGACGTATCAGCATCTTCTGTAACAGGTGCTAAACATGTAGCTGCATTTAAAAACCATATGTTTTACTCTGGCATGTCTAGTACTCCACAAGAAGTAGTATTTAGTGTTCCGTTTGATGAGGATAACTTTACATCTGGTGATGGTGCAGGCAGCATTAAAGTTGATGACACTATTGTAGGACTTAAAGTTTTCCGTGAAGACTTGTTTATCTTTTGTGAAAACAGGATATTTAAATTATCGGGAACATCAAGTACTAACTTTGCTGTTGTACCTGTTACACGTAACATTGGTTGCGTTAACGGAGATACAATACAAGAATTTGCTGGTGACTTAATTTTCTTAGGCCCAGATGGATTACGAACTATTGCTGGTACTGCAAGAATTGGTGACGTTGAGCTAGGTACAATTAGTTCTAATGTACAATCGTTGTTTAGAGATAATCTTAATGACTCAGGAGCTTTTACTTCTTTAGTTATACCTGATAAAACACAATACAGAATTTTCTTTTCTAAAGACGGTGGTGCAGAAAAAGGTACAATAGGTGTTATTTGTGTTCTTAAAGGACAAACATTTGAGTTTTCTCAGATGAAAGGCATTAAGCCTGCTTGTACAGATAGCGTAGTAGAATCAGGAAATGTCATACCTATACACGGAAGTTTTGATGGATTTGTACATAGACAAGATCAAGGTAATACTTTTAACGGCACACTAGTAGAAGCTAAATATCGCAGCCCAGATTTAACCTTTGGAGATCCGGGTATAAGAAAACACATGCAAAGGGTAAATATTAACTACGCACCTGAATCAACTATTGACGCAGATATGTTTGTACGGTATGATTACGAATCCCAAGATTCTTCAAGACCAGCAGCGTATCCTCTAGATTCAACTGACGTTGCAGGTACTTACGGTGCAGTGTCAATTTATGGTGGGGCTACATACGGTGGTCCTTCACAGCCTATTGTAAGAAAATCAGTAGAAGGTTCAGGCTTTGCCGTAGCATTAAGAGTAGAAGATGGAGCTAATGCAACAGGTCCGTATTCATTAAAAGGATTTCAAATGGAATTTCAATTAGGGGCTAGAAGATAATGGGTGCAACCTATACAAGACAATCGGATTATGCAGATGGGGACACTATCAATGCAGCGGATACTAACGATGAGTTTGACCAACTCTTAGCTGCATTTACGGCTAGTTCAGGACACACTCACGATGGTACTGCAGGCGAAGGTGGACCAGTAACTAAACTATTAGGTAACACACTTACCTTTGGTGCAGCTACTGCAGGTACAGATATTACTATTACCTTTGATGGTGAAAGTGCTGACGGTGTATTAAAATGGATGGAAGACGAAGACTACTTTGAGTTTTCTGACGACATACTTATTGCGACTACAGAAAAACTACAGTTCCGTGATACAGCTATATATATTAACTCAAGTACAGACGGACAGTTAGACATTGTAGCTGACACTGAAATACAGATAGCTGCAACTACTATAGATATAAATGGTGCAGTAGTTGCTAGTGGAGAAATTGCTGCAGCTTCTTTAGACATCTCAGGAAACATAGACGTTGATGGCATTACAAACCTAGACGTAGTTGATATTGACGGTGCAGTTAATATTGCTGCTGACCTCACTATTGCCTCTACAAACAAAATACTTTTTAACGATGCTAGTCAATTTATTCACGGTTCTAGTGCAACAGTTTTATCTATTGCAGCAACAGACGAGATTGACTTAACTGCTACAGCTATAGACATAAATGGTACAGTAGATCTGTCTAGTACATTAGCTACTGGAGGTTTATATACTGCAGGTGCAGGTATTACTTCTACTGCTGCAGCTAACACATTAGGTGCTACATCATTTAGTGACGCTGACATTACTAATGTAGGAGGCATCGCACTAGACACTATTACTAATGATGGAACAGACATCACACTAGATTCTAGTGGAGATATTATTCTTGATGCAGGTGGCAATAATGTAACTGTTAAATCTGGTGGAACATCTATACTTGACGTAGTTAATAACTCTACTGATGTTGATCTAATAGTAA